AAGTATAAAATCTGTTAAGATTTACCATAACTGCTCTTTAGTTGACTGCATTAATATTTATAAGGGAGAAGTTTAACCTCTCCCACCTGTAGAGATTGCAGTCAACTTCAGGCATTTTTATTTAGGTTTTGTTTAAGGTGAAAGTTTTGCTTTTCTAAGCCTCTTTTCCTCATAATAACTGAAGATTTCAGGAACCCATTCTTTCATTACAGGAACCATTCCTTCACAGAGAGCCTGAATTTCTACCTGAGCATCCAGTTTAGCACGAAGGTCAAGAAAGTGAAGTGCGGCACGAAGAGAGAATGAAACTACAAAGTTCTGGCGGATATTCTGAGGAAGATAATCACGGAGATGTTCCTCTGCCATACCACGCTGTTCGTAACCCTCAGCATACCTCTCAGATGCTGCCAGACAGAACTTTAACTGCCTTTCGTAGTCTTCCCTAGTCCACTCATACTTGTGCCCTTTACGGTCCAGGTAGAGACCTTCTGGACGCACATAATAAACTTCTTCAGGTTTCAGTTCACCCTTGGCAACTTTAAGTACACGACGACCGGTATAACGCTGCGACTGAACATCAAAACTTACACCAACACGATGAGTTCGTGCCTGTACGATGACATTATGAACGAATCCAACACAGTCCAGAGAAATGGCAGGGTGCTCCAGCGGTCCCCAGTGCCCTCTTTCATTTGCCAGGAGTTGTTCAATCACCCACTTACCACAGTCCTTCTCACTTGGAGGAAACTTAGTATGAATGGGGTCTTCACTATAATCATTCTTACCTCCCTGATAAACCAGAGTTTGAGGAAGTTGTGTCTGACGAAGCATCACAACTTTCATATGTTGGTCAAGTTCAAGAAGGTCTTTTGCTTTAATTGGTTTCATTTTCCAAATCCTTTTGATGTTTTTGCTTCTAGTTCCGCAAGTTCTTCTTTTACAACTCGCAGTTGTGATTTCATTTGCTTAAGTTGTTCATCGGAATATAGGTGGTCCTGCCTAATCAATCTTTCCAACAATTTTACAAGTTTTTTTGCTCTTAAAGACATTAGTTAAAAAACCTCATCATAGTCAACTTCTTCTGGACGAATATCATCATACTTATATTGCTGAGTATCTGGATATACTTCTGCCTTGAGTGCGTCCAAGAGCAGTTCCATATTCCGAATAATTAATTTAAGTTTGTCCTTATCCATTTAGATTAATATTCTGTTTTGATTATACAAAAAAAGAGAGGACTTGTCAATCCTCTCTTTAGAAAAATATCACTTATAAAGCCACTGAATATACATTGATAAAATAATAGTCAAAAGAACTATTCCGGCACTCATTGAGACTATGAGATTTGCCATTATTTTGCTCCGATTAGTTGTGCTAATTGTGCTAAATGACGACGCTGTTCTTTTTGTTTTTGTTCTTTGATAAGTTGTAGGAAGTTGAGTTTTTTCATCACTTCGCCTCCTTTACAAACTTAACCCCACGATAAGTCTCATTATACTGTTGGGGTTGCTGTTGCGCCTGCTGTTGTTGCTGGCGACGAACTTCGGTGTCATAAGAGACACCACGATATACGACTTGTGACATTAGGTTTTCTCCTTAGTTTTTAGGTTAAAGAGCGTTCCTTCAGTCGGCGTTTGCGTTCGCTATTTGCGAATAGCGAATGAACGATCCGTTCCGCGTCGGCTTACTTCCGTCTGGATTATTCCAGATGAACGATACAATATATATTACCACAAAATCAAAAAAGTAGCAACCGATACTAAAAATGTATCAGTACGCTACTGTTTTAAAAACCTTAAGGAGCAAAAATTTTGGGGGAATTTTTTTGCCCGATATGGGAAATCACTTTCTCTTTTTCTTTTCGGGTGCTCTGTATCCCCAAATCTTAGGAGACACTCTTCCATATCCCCAATCAATTTTTGTAACTACATCTGGGCCGAACTTATCATAATACATATCAAAGATTTTAACTCTTGTACCACGACACAAATCCATATAAGAGTTTCCCTTTAATGTATAAGATACGATATATGCATCATTAGGAAAAGAAGGATCTTTAACCTGAGCAAGTGATGCGTTTTCAATCAGAATCTCACACCCATAACGAGGAGGAATATCTTTCTTTTCTTCCGGAGTCCATTCCATAGTAGTTTTCTCCTCGGTGATATTGCTTTCTACATTACGAACTCTACTCACGAACGACCTCCCCACACAATTTCTGGATATGCCTGAGCAACAATTTCTTTTGTAATCTTATATTTAGTTTGAAGTTTCTTATCCTTTACTAGGCATAGAATTTCTGCCTCTAGAGGATGAAGACCCTCCAGTACATTAATAAACATTGTTTCTCTACGAAGAGAACTCAGTCCATCATTTCCACCTCTTACAAAATTATAAAATCTAGTGTACTCTTTACGAATTGAAGAAAATCCTTGGTCTTGAGAACCAAGTGAATTAGAACCCATTTCACTCATTTTACCCACGGCATCTTCTATTTTTTCACTTAGAGTTCCGCTGAATGAATTTTGCTCCCCAACACTTGAGTATGGAACAATTCCTTCTGGAAGAGCAGATATTACGCTCTCATCAAAGTTCCAAATAAAAATTGCTTTGAGTGATGGATCTGCATATTTTTTCAGAATCTCAACTTTTTTAATGTTGGTCCTCTGCTTGGATACAAGATTTAAAATCTCAAATACAAAAGGATTTGCCGGTAAATCTTCGTTTACTGAGGCGGTTGTTTTTGGTTTTGCTTTTGCCTTTGTCGCTGTCATAATTGTTTAATATGTAATTATAATTGTAATGATATTTAGAGTTTATTCTTCATCGTCGTCAAGATCTTCATCTCCATCATCAAAATATCCTGGCTCAAATCTTACAGAAACAATTTCTTCATCAATAAGATCTCCGTCCTTATTATAAAACTCCGGATGATAGGCAATTTGCTTTGGTCCTTCCTGATGAGTCATCATATATTCTCTACTGACCCAACCTAACAATAGACCCATTACAAAAAATAGTACGGTTAAGAATGAACCTATAACTAAACTAGTTGCCAACATTTTTGTTCTCCTGGGAAACTACTCGACTTTCCTTGACTTTATCGAAAATTCAAGATAGATGGTTACTTCTCGTTTGAAAAAGGAAATTATCTTCTCGAATATAAGATGAAAAAGTTTAGGTTGTTTTCTTTTTCCTCCAGTAAGTATAAGTTCTACACCACGATTGGGTGTTATGCTATTATTTATGTCTGGCATTATACAATCTGTTGTTCCTTCAGAAATTTAACAGTATCAGTACATCCGCCAAGTTTTTTATCATCACAAATAACTTGTGGGAATGTAGAACCTTCCCCAAACTCCGCATAGAACTCTTGTTTAGTGAAGTCATCTCCCAAATTATACACCACAAAGTTCTTTCCTGTCAACTCTAGTACCTGTTTGACTTTATAGCAATATGGGCAATCATTCTTAGTATATACGGCAAAGTTCATTTTATTTTCCTCTTTAGTAAGTATATTTAATTTATATTAAAAACCATCTTCGTGCCAAGAACAGACATCCAGATATGATTGAATTGTAAATCCCGGTTTGCAGGTCCAATCAAAATCTATACATTTTCTTGAAAAAGATTTAAAAATTAAAGGAGTTATTCTATCACTAAAATCCTTAGCATATTGCCAATTAATTGCATCATCATAAAGGTATTTCTCAGGTTCAATCAGCATTTTCTTAACACAGTCATCAAATTTAGCACAGTAATGTGCTCCAATATAAGTCTCAGGTCGTGTCAAATAGTTTGAATATTCTGCAAGTTCATATTTTCCAATACGAACTTTATCAATAAGACTATTATACTCCAAAGGAATATCAAACAAGCAATAAAGATCCTTTGTTTCTCCCCAATAAATGTGATCTCTTGGATGAAAAAGTAATGAAGGAAACATTCCTGCAACAAAAATATTATCATTTGTATGATTTTTCATAAAAAATTCATACATACTCATCATACTATTGTAATTATATTTTTGATCGGATCTCATCTTTACAGAAAACTTTGTTTCGCAGAGTTTAATTCCGGCAAAAGATGTTGTAATCTGTAAATTTTTATTGCAAGTTCCCGGAGTTAATGGATATACACTTCTAACATATTTAACTTTTGGTGAGCGATAATGGTCGGGCCTATCATCCCCCCAACAAGAAACGATTATATTATTTACAAAAGGTACTCTTAAATACTCATCAATAATCTCATCAGTGTATTCAGTATATTTACCTTGAAGAATAATGTCTATTTTCTCACTTTCACTGACTTCAACAACATCTACACTATCTTCGGTTGAATTATTAAAGGTAAAGTAGATAATAAACTGTCCAAGATAAGTATCTTTCCAATATTCTCTGAATCCGTAGAGGTAGGTATCATCAAAGATGTGTTCGGTAACTTCCTTACCGCTTCTTTCATAAACGTGAAGTAAGTTACATTTGGTGAGATATAAATCTCGGAATTCAATGAACCTCTCTATTGCATCTTTATGGTCATTAATGTGCCATTCTCCAGCACAGTGCTTGACATTTTTAATAATAAAATCGTAGTTTTCTTTCGTAAAAATAGAATACTCTCCACCTTCACAATCAATCTTTAAAAAATCAACTTGGGTAATGTTGTTTTCTTCAATAATCTTTTTAAATGTTGTTGTGGAATATTCATTTCCATTATTTTCATAGATGTAGACACCCCTATCAGCAATCACAACACTATCACTTTCAAAGTCTGAAATTGCCTTATTAATGAAAGTTACTGGACCATGCCCAACATTCTTTTTCAGAGAATGAATAAGAGTATTGGAAGGTTCAACACAATATACTTGCTTGGGATTTTTACCTAAAATTGAATATGTAAATGAACCGCAGTTTGCACCGGCATCAATTACAATGTCTCCCGTCTTAATACGACAATGTTTCTCATATGTTCTCTCAATAAAATTCTCATTGGTAAACATCTGAGCATATTCTGGATCTGTTCCTCCCCAATCAAAATTGTCCGGAACCAAATAACTTGGAAAATACTTTTTAAGATTGTCCAAAACCGAACCACGATACTCATTTTGCATATCGTGGTTCTCATACAAATCCTTAAAGATTAAACCAGACTCTTCGTTTTTACCCCACCACCAACCAGAAACTGCTTTTTCAAACAGAAGACCATAAGTTCCAGGATATCCAACATCATGTTTAAGTGGAGGTAAATCCTTTTCTGTTAAATTCAAACCCTGAGTTGCTATAATATAAGCATCAGTCCACTGCTCTCTCTTACTATGAAACTTAGCAAGAAGATAATATGCTTCTGGACGATTTGGTAAGGTGTATACTGCATGTTGAAGTAAACCACGGGAAGTCAAATCTCTTGTTCCTTGCATTTCATAGCAAAAATGAGCCCATAATAGTGCCTCATAAGCAAGATTTGGATCTTCTGCTCTTTCTGCACATCTTAAAAAGTATGAAAGTGCAGGTGCAGTATGCCTTTGATTCCAATACCAAGCACCCACTTTGAGATTATTTTCGGCATTTTCTGGGTCATTAGTATATTGTGTAAGAAGATACTCAATCTGATTCATCGTAAAATCTTGAGGTTCTTCTTCTTTTTCTTCTACTTTCTCAACTGCAAATGATTTCATTTGTTCTTTGTTTTTCCAATAATTTAGAACAGTTTCTCTTGACTCATAATGACCTCTTTTTTGATTATTTTCAACTTCCCCATCTTCCTCTGGGGAAAATGTAGTAGCAAACTTGATATCTTCTACAAATAAAGGAATTACGGAACCACCTTTATTAATTGTTTCAAATAAAATATTTTCAACCAGAGGAACTGCATAATTATTAACACCGGGAATTTCAAGATGAAACTTTTTTTCGCCCCGACAATAGCTATCAATCAAGAGTTTTGCATAATCTCGTGTAAGAATATATGCAGTTGCCGCCCAATCATCCCATAATTTTTTTCTTATTTCAAATGTTTCATAGTTATCTCTGATTACTAGTAACTGCACATATAAGGAATCTTCGGGAATTGTTTCAATAAACTCTTCCCATGTAAAGTCCCAATATTGAATGGTTTCAAGACTTAAATCGTCTTCACAAAAGAATCCATAATCTTCATCGGTTTCTTCGTACCATCTACGAATTGCCTTAATGTGAGAGACTGCACAACCAATTGTCCCTCCATTCATTTGGTCTAAAAATTTTCCGGTAATTTCATCATCAGACTCAGAATATCTTTTGGATATAACTGCCTTTGGAGTAATTCCATATTCGGCAAACTGCTTCTCTAAATTTTGCTGCCTATCTACGCTTTCTTCTAATGAAACATAGTAGACTGATGGAAAGTTTTCAAGTTTGTTATTTTTCATTATTTTATGCGATTAGTAATTTTGTTCATTTTTATTAGTTTATTAATCATTCCCTCATAAATTCTTCAATTGTTTGAGTAGAACCAATATTTCTCCACCAATCTACATTATTGTCATAAGATTCATAATGAGCCTCGTGAATTGGTTGTTTCTTTCCCTCCTCTGTATTTGGGTCTAGATATGAAGGTAGGAAACTCAAATCTTCAGTGAATAAGGGAGCAGTATAGACTTTACCTAATGCTGAGAATATAATTGTTTCAATTACAGGAACCTTTGCCCAATCTTCTCTAAGATGAATATCCTCACCTTTTACATCTAGATGAAACTTACCATCATAATAATATGTATCAATTAGTTTTTTGACAAATCCTCTTTTAATAAGATACGCACAACCAGACCAATCGCACCAACAACGATTGCGGAAACCAATCTTAAATGTATTAAACTCATACCTCAACCAAGCAAGTTGAACAATCTCCCAGTCATCAGGAAGACTATTATAAAAATCATCCCAAGTAAAGTTCCAATATTGGATTAAGTCCATACTTAAATCATCTTCACAGAAGAAAGCAACTTCCTCCTTAGTATTATCATACCATTCTTTAATTGCCTTCAGGTGTGAAGTAACAGGACCTCTACTACCGATAGTCAGATAATCAATATAATCTGATATAATTTCGTGCTGAGTATCATCATACTTTTGAAAAATGTGACCTGTAATATTCTCAATACCAAACTGAGCAAACTTTTGATGTAGTTTTTCTCTTCTTTCGGTACAATACTCAACACTAATATAATGAACTGGAGGTAGATTTTTCAGTTTAGATGGATCTGGTTTATAGTGAATCCAGCACTTTTCATCGGAAATAAATTCAGTCAGCAATTCATTAACTGCTCGTTTTACACCTGGAAACCAATCGTATTCTTCGTGATAATAATCATGACCAGCAATAATTCCACCTGGTTTGACTTTAGGATACCAAGCAATAATATCATCTCTAACATCCTCATACTCATGAGAAGCATCAATGAAAACAAAGTCAAGAGAATTATCCTTGAATTTATTTACTGCCTCAAGAGAAGTCATCTTGAGAGGAAAATAATATTGCTCAACAGGTCTCATGTTGTCAATAAAAATATCATAGAGTTTTGGCAACTCTTTCATTCCTTCGTGCTCAACACTTCCTTCCCAAGTATCTACACAGAAGAACTCAATGTCCTTATTGGAATTGGCAATCTCAACGCACATATATGCTGCCGATTTACCTTTCCAACAACCAACTTCTACGAAACGACTTCCCGAAGGAAATCGTTTTGCAACTCTAGAGTAAAGATTGGGATAAGAAAACCAACCTTCACCAAAATTATCACTTCCGCAAATATGTTCCATTATTTCAATTCAAGCAATACTGATTCTGGGTTTCCATACAATCTACCATCCACCGCAATCTTATGAGTGGGAATATATTTCTCAACCAATTCTGGCCAAGTACTTCCCATTTCATCGTGGAATTCAATTGCAATATATTTGAAGTCTACAAAACAACTTGCATTTTCTAGTATATTTCTTTCGGCACCTTCAATATCAATCTTAAGGAAATCGTATTTCGGAAGATTCTCTAAAGTCGTTGTAGGAATGTCGTTGAACTGTACATTATGATTATCGGAATGCATATTATATCCACCTACATTTCCATCAGATTGACCCAATGAAATGAAGTCAGCACCATAATAAAGTGCTTTATTAATTACTTTAATACGATATTCGTTCTTAAATCTATCTTGAATAAAATTAAAGTTTACTGATACTGGTTCAAGAATCAAAGCAGTCTCCAATGATGAAATTTTATCAAACATAATTTTAGGAACTTCCCCAGTGCATCCACCTACATCTAGAACTGATTTGATTTGTCTTTCTTTGAGAAATTCAATAATGTTGACATAAAAAGGTCGTGAAGTCCATTCTTCATTTGTATAATAGATATGACCTTCTAATGATTCTGTAGGATATCCAGTGAATGGCGGAAATGATTCTGGTTGAGATTCTGATGTATTTTCAATCCCAATAAAATCCAATACAAATTCTTTGGATACCTTAACCAAATATGCTGCATTATCTTGATACCCAAAAGTAATCAGATAATTACCTTTATATTCTACCATACCAACGGCAAATTCAATCTCGGCATTCATAAATGAGAATTGCCTTGATACTTTAACAATATTCCATTCCTTGTCCCAGACAATGAAACGATGACGATACACACCATCTTTTCTTCCAGCGGCACTTTGAGTCAGATAAGTTTCGTGAGTCAAACAGAATCTATAATTGTCACCCAGAGGAATAATCTGAGAACCACCACGAAGATCAGTGGTTCCAAAATCTTTCCAATCTCTTCTTAGAACAGTCTCTGTAGTATTCGTATCAATATTATATCTAACAATTTCAGTACCATTTGTCCATTTCACATAATGATATGGCATATCAAGAATAGGCATCCAGTTCTTGTTGCAATACTCTTGGTCTGGAGGTGGGGCAGGAATACGATGTTGACTTACTTCCTTTACACCATTTTCGGTAAATTCAATTTCGGAAAGTTCCATACGACCCGTTCCAATCGTATCCAGATCCCTCCTTACTCCAGTCATATAGAGTTTATTGTTCCAACGAACAATACGGCAATCTTCTAATCCCACAAAATCCCAAAGTTCTTTATCGGGAAAACTTGAGGTGTCTATACGATGATAAGATTTGATTCTCATATTATCATCCATTTCGCACAGATAATTCCAAGTGCGAAGACGCCAATCGTTTTCTGGATGAATATAAACGAGAGGGCCCCAAGGATGTTCAAATTTTCTTTTTTCTGAATGATAAAGAGTGTAATTAATGTTTCTAAGATTAACTAGTAACTTATCTCCATCAAGATAAATTGAAGGGTTTGTGAGTGCTGGTCCCTTAAGTTCTTCGTGTGGAAGAATAAGTGGATGAATTGATCCTCCATTCTCTAAAGCAAGTTTTACAAAGTTCAGTTCATCTACTGCCATAAAAATATGAATGATTTGGATTATTTATTACTTAGCATTATAACTGATTTTTATATAAAAATCAAGTTTCAATAAATCTTAATTTCTTTATAGTTTGAATTAGTCAGTTCATTTATTTCTTTTTTTATCTGTGCTCTTCGGTCATTTAATTTATAAACACTACGAGCAAGTTCAACGAACTCTTCATCAAATCTTTGTTCTTTCTCCAACTTTCTCAACTGATCCTCTATTTTCCAAAGTTTTTCATTAACTTTCTTCAATCTCACTTCATATTCTAAAGTGTATTGAGTAAGAGTACTTTTAATTCTATAAAGTTCTTCCAATTCCTTTTGAACATATTCATCGTCGGTGAATAAAGATTTAATTTGTAAAATAGTAATCTTATCTAATAATTCACCGACTGATACTGGAATTGTAATCTTCATAGATTAAATTGGTTTTTAATAGTTTCAATTAATTGTGCATTTTTAGAAACAACACCAAGACCAAAGCAATGAGTAAAGGTTACTTTAGGTAAATCAATCTCTTCAAAAAATCTTTTTACTCCATATTCATTTCCATTATAATTTTCTACACAAGTATCGTGCATTAAAATTACACCATCATCATTTAAAAATTTACTCCAGGTTTCAAAATCTTGTTTAATATCTTCATACTTATGACTTCCATCAATGTGAAGAATATCAATTTTTTTATCCCAGGTTTCTGCAACTTCGTTAAAGTCACCTTCAATAAGAGTTAGATTATCCTGAAGATGAAGTTTTTCTCTTTTTGTCGTTACAAACTGGTACTTAAGTCTTTGTTCATCGGTTCCAACAAAGGAATCACCAACAAAGTTATCAATACCATATACTTTACCAATTCTAGGAATTGCTAGTGAAAATGTGGAAAATCCCCAATCAACACCAAGGTCAACAGTAACTTCTGGTTTCATATAAGAAACTAACCATTCGGCAAACTGACGATGGCCAGACCAAGCAGTTGCTGGAGTATCATCTAGATTAGTCAGGAAAAGTTTATCAATGGCATCCATTCTTTCCTTAAGTCTTAAAGTCTCTGGATTAAATCCCGAAGCAAAGACAATAATGTTTGGGTTCTGTGTGAGTTTACCGATGTTAAGTAGATGAGTAAATGCCTTACCCATAACATCTCCACCAACATTCATTGCCTCACTTACTGCATGAAAGGCATAGTTGGATGCTTGCTGAATATTTTGAGTGCTAATGAGAGCAATACTACACATCATAAACACATCAATTCTGGTGGGGTCAAAGTATGCTCTAGAAAGATTTAGATACTCCTGACCAAGTTCAAGTGCCTTATTGAGGTTCTTGACTTCAAAATAATGCTTGAAAATAAACCAAAGGTAATAAGTGTTTGACTTATCTTTTTCAAACTCTCTTTCGCAAATAGACAGATAGAAGAGTTGCTTGTCTACAGTGTTATGAACATTTTTAGTAATCTTAATTGTAGTATCAACTGCACTCTCATTCAAATGTTCTTCAGTTGGAATGAAGACTGGACTTTCATGAACGGCATTTACCCAAGTATAGTTCTTGGTTCTATGAAACCGAGTATGAGCAGTTTGACCTGGAGTTGGTTCTTGGTCTCCTACCTTATCATATCGTTCGTGCCTGAATGCTGTGAACTCTTCAGCAATCACATCAAGACCTTCTGGAAAGAACTCATCAACATCCTCATTAAAGTCTAAAGAAAATGCCCAGTCAGTCTTCACATAAGACAGTGCCAGATTTCTTACTTTGGAGAAATCAAATTCATCTCTCGTTTGTGGATGCTCATAGACTTCAATGCCTGCTTCCTTCAGTAGTTTTACTGTATTATCTGTGCTTCCAGTATCAACTACAACGGTATTTATAAACTTCTTGGAGATTTCAATAAATCTCCCAATGTTCTTCTCTTCGTTTTTAGAGATAGCATATAGTGTAATGTTCATAATTTTTCCCAAGCAACATCGTATTTTTTATCAAGAGATTCAACTTGAGCATAACCAAGTTGTTTAAATAAATTTTCAATCTCTTTTTCGTGAGAACCTAAATGCAGTTTCTCATACTCTATTTTGTTAATATCGTATTTAGTCCAATCTGTAGTTAATAATATCTCAGCATCAATACCTTCAATATCAAGAAGTAACCAATCTAATGTTGTAATCTCATATTTGTGAAATAATTGTTCAAGTGTTATACAAGGAATATCAAAACTTCTTAATCCTTCTGGGAAATAATACACTAATATATGTTCTTTAACTAATGATGCAACATGATACATTGGACCATCATTTTCATGATAATATAGTTTTACTTTATCATCAGGATATGATGGAACTTTTATCGCAATATTCTCTACAATAACATTCTCATAACAAGAATAGCAGTTTAGTAAACTACCAATATGAAGAGGATTTGCTTCTACAAATAAACCAAAATCTAATTCTTTATAGTTGTCTTTAAGATATTTTGATAGATGGTCGTCGCCTTTGTTAGACCCTATCTGCATCACTTTCATAAAAATTCTTTCCAATCAATACAGGGAGATAATAAATCTGCTTGACAGTGTGTAGAATAACCGGGAATTGAAGATATAAGAACTCTTCCCTTTTGTGCTAATTCTAAAAACTTTTGGTGGTCTGCTGATGGTTCCACTCCTGTAGAATATTTATGATGAACCGAAAAGTCCTTCATAAGAGTTGAAAACTTCACAGCAAAAGTATTTGTGGTGGAAGGAGTTGCCATCCAGTGAGATGATTTTGAGTGTAAGACCTTGGTTCTAAACTCACTATAAAACTCCATATACTTATCACCGTGGTCATAAAGAGTTACATAATCAACACCAAGTTCAAATCCTTCCATCAAAATCTTATCCCAGTTTGGACGATGAACATAATCATCTTCAAGAAAATAAATGATATCTTCTGCTGAATGATTTTGAGTTTGAATATACTTCAAAGTCTCAATAAAACTCTTTGCTTCTCCACCAGCATTTATAATATGAACATTCTCTTCTTGTGATAGGAAAGTATCTTCTATCTTACCATAGTGTTCATCGTAAATGAGTGTATAGTTTGTGGTTTCTGGATTGAGAGTGTTCTTGAAGTTTTGAAATACCTTTTCCTTATCCCACCATTCTGGTCTTTGTTTTCCCGGACTTTCCTGTATCTTAGAATAATAACAGTGCCTTAGATATACATTAATTTTCATTCAGTTTCTCCAAATCGTATTCGTTCCACCAAGACTTCCAATCAAGGAAGAAATCCTTATCCCATTCTGTTTGCATATGAAGTGCTAGTGAGGGAATAGGAGTAAAGCAATAATATCCTCTTTCATAATAGATTTTATCTATACTCTCCATTTCCATCGTTTCACTCACTTCACTTGTTCCCATTTTATAAAACAAGTCCCAGTGAAGTTTTATAATACTACTATGGGTCATCAAAGTCACTGCTGGATGAATGTTGGTTCTCCAGTAACGGTCTTTCCCAACAACAAGATTACAGGGAACAGCAGTATTTTGAGGATCGTGATACTCTGCTGGTTTATTAAATGGAAAGATACTCGCAGGTTTTCCTAGATTACAACTAAACTGATTAATAGCATCTATCATCAACTCAACAGAGTTTTGTTGATGAAGAAAGTCATCCTGAATAAAGTAGACCCAATCTTTTCCATAATCTCTGCCGTGTTCATAGCAACGAAGTATAGAAGGCATTATACCATAAGTTTCAAGATGGGTCAAATTAACTTTGAACTTTGCCGTATCAATCAATCTTTGAAGAATATCTAGAAACTCTTGGTCTGAATGGTCGTCAAAAATTTGGAGTTCTATTTCATAATCTGGATATTGTTCTTGAGCATAGTTAAGACTATCAATTACAGAAAAAATACATCTTGATGATACTTCTATCTTTGGTGCTTCACAATATCTTTCGTGACTATCATCTCGGTTTCCTTTTGAATGAGACTGAAGAACAACTAACAAATGAGTTTTCATAAATCAAACTTGGAATATAGTTTTACATTTTCTTCTCCTATTATATCAATAGGATTTTGTGAGATTTTAGATAACTTTGGACGAATGGTATGAAGGTCTTTTAGTCCCCAGGCTTCGTCTTTCTGTTCTCCACAAGCATTCTCAATCTCATTGAAGTTATTGTCTTGAGGAGAAACTTCTAAAAACTCATAGACCTTATTGAGTTCTTCTTGTGGATTAGAAATGAGTTGACTATATTCTACCAGATGAACCCAGTCTGGATACTTTGTGAGACCATATACCATACTCTCATAAGATGGAGCAACATAATATCTCCAAATATAATCAGCACGATTGTTATTTGTGATTGGAAGATTGTCTCGTCTCAAATGATTATCAATAAAATTATCTTCGTGCTTGGTTCTTTCTATCAGTGAGATATAAGATGTAAGAACTTCTGGAATAGAACGATAAGTTGCTACAATCTTTGGTTTGTTTGAAAGAAACATTTGAACCGTATCAAGGTTCTTACCCCAAAATCTGTGCTTGTCTAGGATTGTTGACTTTGGAATATGATTATAAAAGTTCGCAAGAACTGCCTTGTAGACATTATAAGATATTGCTTTACGGTCAAAGGTAAACTGCTGGTCTACTTTATTGAATGATTGCTCAATATCAGTCACCACATCACCTAATGGAGATGTTGGTGATACATAAATGTCTGGATGTTGATTGAGTATAGACCCTAATAATGTAGAACCACTTCTTGGAAGTCCTCCAAGAAAATATAATGTCTTCATAATATTTTGATTGTTATGAGTATTTAGATGCCTGGGTCTTGGTAGGTGAGTGCTGCTGTATGAGCACTATCTCCAGAACTCACTTGTTTCCAGTTGGTTCCTCCGGCAAATGTGGTGACTGGAGTGGATACATCAGTTGTTGCTGCGTTTCCAAGTCTTCCATTAGCACCATAACCCCAAGTCCATAAGGTTCCATCGGTCTTGATTGCTGTTGTGTGATTAAATCCAGAACTGACTTGTTTCCAATTGGTTCCTCCAGCGAATGTGGTGACTGGTGTGAATTTAGTGGTAAATGGCGGCTCACCAGTTCCAAGTCTTCCACTAAAAGAAAACCCCCAAACCCATAGAGTTCCATCGGTTTTGATTGCTGCTGGAGAGTATCCAGCAGCACCCACTTGTTTCCAGTTGGTTCCTCCAGCGAATGTGGTGACTGGAGTAGATATATCGCCATTACTATTGTTTCCAAGTTGACCACTAGATCCTTTACCCCAAAGCCAAAGAGTTCCATCGGTCTTGATTGCTGCTGTAAACTCAAATCCAGAACTCACTTGTTTCCAGTTGGTTCCTCCAGCAAATGTGGTGACTGGAGTGGATCTACTAGTTGTGCCAGCATTTCCAAGTTGTCCACTAGCATTATTACCCCAAACCCATAAAGTTCCATCGGTCTTGATTGCTGCTGTCAAACCATTTCCAGCACTTACCTGTTTCCAGTTGGTTCCTCCAGCAGATGTGGTGACTGGAGTGGATCTATCGGTTGTTGCTGCGTTTCCAAGTCTTCCATTAGCACCATAACCCCAAGTCCATAAGGTTCCATCGGTCTTGATTGCTGCTGTCAAACCATTTCCAGCACTTACCTGTTTCCAGTTGGTTCCTCCAGCAAATGTGGTGACTGGAGTGGATCTATTGGTTGTTGATGCATTTCCAAGTCTTCCATAAGTTCCCGAACCCCAAACCCATAAAGTTCCATCGGTTTTTATTGCTGCTGTATGCGCGGCCCCACCACTGACTTGTTTCCAGTTGGTTCCTCCAGCAGATGTGGTGACTGGAGTGGATCTATCGGTTGTTGCTGCATTTCCAAGTATTCCAGTACCTCCAGCACCCCAAGTGAATAAGTTCCCATCACGAAACAAATCAGCAGGCACAAAGACATCATCAAAACTATAGACAACTCCATTTTCCGTAAAGTTATAAAATGTAGGCATTAGGGACCTCTAAAGACTTGGAAACTACTCTGATATCATAATTGGAGTATTCATTTTCTCTCCCCACTTTATAAACCAATCTTTTACATCAGCAGATATCTTTTTATTATTTATTCCAACTGCCTTTAGATACTGCCCGTTCTCATCTTGTTCTACAGAGACCAATACATTACACTTATCAGGTCTCATTTCTTCTGGAAGTAAATGTTGAGACCAAGCACACTGATAATTCCTACAGACTTCTGGTCGTGCCTTATGAACTCCACAACCACCTTCTTCTAGAAATCTACAAGATTGACTACACCCAAACTTCCATCCAAAAGCATCGCCCACCAACCAAGAACAGCAGGCAGTACATTCTCCACACTCACGAAACATAATCACCCTCCTTAAAATAATAACTATAATTATTAAACTCAAAAGGATTTTCTTCAAATAATACATCATTATATAAAGTCTTTGGATAGCAACTATCACTATCACCAATCCATCTTTCCTTTTCCATTCTACACTCAGAGTTTAAGTATCGTGATTTGATTGTATTAATATAGGAAGCATTTGCCCACCAAAAATTTCCCATATAAGCATAAGTCTTATCATTTGGTATTAAAGAACCATCGGCACAAATACTTGGCCCAATAGTTCCCAAATGAGAACCAACACAAGTATAAGTATCTAGATACTTTATACATTCCTTCCATTTATCAATCACAAAATATTCCATCATTAATCTCCAAGATTGAACCGAAAGTTCATTCTTTGTTGCTCCTTTGGTATGAAAATAAAGAACCTTATAATCTGGATTATTCTTACAGAAATCATTAAGTGCTAATAAGGTGGTTTTTTCAGTTCCCCAATCTTCCTCCTTATTATACTTAACTATTACTTTATCAGGAACATTAAAAAGTTCTTGACTTCCATTTACACTAAAATAAGTATAATCAGCATTTTGAAGTAATCCTGAAGCATATAATCTATGTAATTGTTGCTGGTAAATGAAAGCACCTATTCCCATTTGTCCTATATGATAAAAGATTGCTAGTTTCACGAATGATACACTCCACCATTTTCACCGGACATTCCTTTGACCATCGTAAGACCAAGATTAGGAATATCAATAACATTCTTCTTATTGATAAAACGATAAAGTGAATGTTCTACATCAGTTCCGGCAGTAAACTGTATCATTTTTTCCATATAAGTAAATGCTTTTTCAAGTGCTTCTATAGTATCAGTAAATAACATTCTATCAAAAGACCAAAGACCCGTAATCATCATACCCTTTGCTCCATAGAGATAAGCATAAACATTCTCAAGTTCTTTTTCATAGTTTTCCATTTCTTGTGAAAGGTAGTCATACTTTTTAATTACATACTTATTCTCAAGGAACTTACTTTGATAATCTTGAATATCAAAATCATCATTCAGTAAATATCTACCAGTCAATTTGAATACTCTTTGACTATCATTAAAAATATTATGCTTTTGTATTACATAAAGAGTATTCAGTAATCCTCTTGTTTCTAATAGTGATTTGCCGTATGTAATCAGTTCTGGTCTTGCCTCAAGATTTTCATAGATTTGTTTGAGAACTGGTTCATCATAAAACTCCAGAAACAAATCCGTTTTTTCTTTGAGAATATCTTTTTGGTTTTCATCAATTGATTTAGAAGAACACTCAAATAAAACCACATAAGAATTATGAACTTTCTTACGAATACACTCAATCGTTTCTAAGGTTTGCTCAAATCTTTGTTGCTCATCATAGGCACTAAAATCTTTCTCTTGAAAGTGTTTGAGTGCCGAACCAACTAAAAATAAAAATTTCATAAGTAATCCGTGTTAAAACTAATAATAATTCGTTCTTCAGTTTCTTCTTCTGTATAATGAACCAAATCACTTGAAAAGATAACCAATAGTCCTGGATAAGGATGAATTGAAGTATCTGGAAATATCAAAGGAGTGCTTCCAGAAATATAAAATGCTCCACTTACAATACTTTCTTCGTGCTTATGTGCCTTGAGTTTATTTCCTGCTTGTGAGATATTGAACCAACTATTGATAAACTTGAGTGGAGGAATATCATACTTATTACAATATAATCTAACATATTGTTTGAAAATATTCCGCAATCCAGTCAGTTCTGGATACATTAGAATAGGCATTCCATAATTATAAGTGGAAAACCCTTTAGTGACAAGTCCGTGAGAACTTGCTTCTATCTGTAAAAGTGTGTTCTTAATCGTATTTAGATTGAGAAAGGATAAGTTATATTCCTCTATCATTTAGAAACTCTCCCAATTGCTTCAAAGGTTCGTCCCAGTTTCTTGGTTTCTTTTGCTTGAAGAGATGAACATTATCACCATACCACCAAGACTTTCCTGTTGAACTTGTCCATACATAATATTCCATAATTGGCACAAACACACAAACTTTCTTACCTTGTGCTGCTGCGATATGAGCAATAGAAGTACACGAAGTAATCACCAAGTCCATTTGAGATACAATTGAAAATGTATCCGTAAAGTCACGATTTGGAATATCAAAAGTCTTTACATCATAACCTTCTGGTGGTACTTGGTCTGGTAGTTGTAGGGAATATAAAGATGCTGGAGTTTTAGAAAGAATATCAAACAAAGGTTCTGGTTGAATAGAACGAAAATGTGCCTGCTCAAATCCAGAACCAGAGTTCCAAAACATTCCAATCTTATAGTTTTGGTCTTCTTGTAGATAAGAGTATTGCTTTTGTTTTTCTGGTAATGGGTTTAGATAAGGAGTTTGACCCAAATCTTCTACTTTTAGATTGAGATAATAAGGTAGAGCAAGAGCATAAACCCAGCAGGCATCTTCTGGAAACTCTGGTTTATCGTAGATACACACAGAGTGAAACCCATTATAGTTGAAGAGTTTCACCAGTTCTTTTCTTGTAGAAGTCCAGATTGGTTTCATACCAAGTTCTTTCAGGTGCTTCATAAAACGAATATGAATAACCTCATCACCAGCACCACACTGACTGTCTATGATAATCGTTCTTCCAGGCTCTGGTGTTCCGTCCCACTTTGGAAATGGTGGAAGTTGTCGGTTCTTATATGCTTCCACTTCTCCTGCCTTGAGAAAGTGTTGAAGTCCTGTGCGAATATCATCCTTCCTGAAGTAATGACCCGATAAGTTGTGATATGCTTTTCTTTCTATCTCAGGTGGCAGTTTCTTTTTGAGTAAATCAAATAAAAGTTTCTCTGCTTTATTATTTTGACCTAAAGCAGAATATGAAAATGTTTCCTCTAAAAGAAGTTCGGTATCTTGAGGATTTTGTGATTTGATTTTTGATATTTGAGTGATTGCTTTTTCTGGATAGTTATTTTGATTGTATGCGTTGATAAGATTTTTTGATGTTGTATATTTTTCTTCTTTGGTCTTTGTGAGTTTGAGTGCTTTCTCGCCATAAGTAATCGCATTTGAGAAATCTTTAATCTCAAAGAAAATCTTTGCTACATCATCATATTGCTGAAAAGTTTCTGCTCTCTTTCCAAATGCCGAAAGAACTTGTGTTGTGAGTTCTTTTTCGTTGAATGAATACAGTGTTTTTGTGACCAACTCAAGGGGGTTCATAAAGAATATTGAATGTATCTTGAGGTATTTATTAGAAACTTGCGAAGTCTACTGATTTTATTACTGCTGTATGAGCACCTCCAGCAGCCACTTGTTTCCAGTTGGTTCCTCCGGCAAAGGTGGTGACTGGAGTGGATGTGCTGGTTATTGTTGCGTTTCCAAGTTGTCCATTAGTTCCAGAACCCCAAGTCCATAAGGTTCCATCGGTCTTGATTGCCGATGTATGACTAGTTCCACAAGTTACTTGTTTCCAGTTAGTTCCTCCGGCAAATGTGGTGATTGGAGTGGATCTATTACCTGTAGCATTATTACCAAGTTGTAAATTAGCATTATATCCCCAAGTCCATAAAGTTCCATCAGTTTTGATTGCTGCTGTATGAGCACCTCCAGCAGCCACTTGTTTCCAGTTGGTTCCTCCGGCAAAGGTGGTGACTGGAGTAGATCTACTACCGACAACACCATTTCCAAGTGATCCAGTAGTTCCCCCCCAAGTCCATAGAGTTCCATCGGTCTTGATTGCTGCCGTATGAGAACCTCCACCACTCACTTGTTTCCAGTTGGTTCCTCCGGCAAATGTGGTGATTGGAGTGGATCTATTACCTGTAGCATTATTACCAAGTTGTAAATTAGCATTATATCCCCAAGTCCATAAAGTTCCATCAG